TATTTACACATATAAAAGAGGTGAGATCGTGGCGACAAAGAAAAAGAGTAATGCAGGCCGAAAAGGCTTATATAAAGAATGGCTAGAGGCTGATAACCTTATTCGCTTAGAGGGCTGGGCTCGCAACGGCCTCACAGATGAAATGATAGCGCATAATATCGGCATTACTACTACAACTCTTTATGATTGGAAAAAGAAATATCCTCAATTTGCTGAGGCCATAAAAAGAGGCAAGGAAGTAGTAGACATCATGGTTGAGAACGCCTTACTTAAAAGCGCTATGGGTTATTCTTATGATGAAGTTACACAAATTGGAATGGAAGATGGAGAAACAGGAGAGAAAATATTAGTTCCTGTTAAGGTTGTTACTAAACATGTACAGCCGAACTCTACATCTCTTATTTTTTGGCTTAAAAACAGAAACCCAGAGGCATGGCGAGATACTAAAGTTGTAGACGCAGCCGTGCAGGTGAAAAACCCATTTGATGGCATTGATACGGCTGATATTAAAAAGCTCATTGGTGAGAAATAGGCTCAATCTGTATATAGCCGTGTAAAGGGGGTGAGGGCGTGCAGGTTCGAAATAACAAAGATAAGATCATACAGTTAGCTAAAAGAGAACTCGCTCGGCGTGAGTTCTTTTATTATTGTCAGCTAAAGACAGGCAGCTTTTACAAAAAGAGCCGTAAGTACTTAGTTAAGTTGTGTAATGAGCTAGAGGATTTTATTAAAAATGATGAGTATAACGTGCTTATATTGAACCTGCCCCCATAGCCTCGGCATGGCAAGAGTTTGACAGCACAGCACCTTACACAATGGTGCATGGGCAATAACCCAGCTATTAAAGTAATGACCGGCTCTTACAATGAAACGCTTTCAAAGATGTTTAGTAAATCAGTTAGAAATGCGGTTCAAGAGAATAAGGCCGATGAGGATATTATTGTATTCTCTGATGTATTCCCAAATGTAAGAGTAGCCGTAGGCGACGCACAGGCGCACCTATGGAGCTTAGAGGGATACACTAACTCATATCTTGCAACCTCGCCAACTGGTACAGCTACAGGCTTTGGCGCTACACTCTTAATCATTGACGACATCATTAAGAATAGCGAAGAGGCCTACAATGCCAGTGTGAAAGAGAAACATTGGGAATGGTTTACTAATACCATGCTTTCACGGCTTGAAGAGGGCGGTAAGATTATCATTATTATGACACGCTGGGCAAGCGATGACTTAGCAGGCCGAGCGATAGAACACTTTAAGGACGATCCGTTATTTAAAGCTAAAGTCATTACCATGAAAGCACTACAAGATGACGGCTCTATGCTTTGCGAAGAGGTGCTATCCAAAGCCTCTTACACATCAAAAGTAAGAGCTATGGGCGAGGATATTGCCAGCGCCAACTATCAGCAAATACCGATAGACCTTAAAGGGTGCTTATATAGCCAAATACTCACATATGACACGTTGCCAAGAGATGATAAAGGTAACGTGTTATTTTCATGTATTAAGAATTACACAGACACCGCCGATACTGGCAGCGACTACTTGGCTAGTATTGTATACGGCGTATATGACGGCGAGGCTTACGTGCTTGATGTGATATACACCAAAGACGCTATGGAAACCACAGAGCCAGCAGTAGCAGATATGCTACATCGTAACGGCGTAAATATGGCGGATATAGAAAGCAATAACGGCGGCCGAGGGTTTAGCCGTAATGTTCAAAGTATCCTTAAAAACAAATACAACTCGAATAAATGCACTATCAATGCTTTTCATCAAAGCGGTAATAAGATAGCTCGCATTCAGTCTAATGCTACATGGGTAATGAACCATGTATATATGCCTCGTAATTGGCGTGATAGGTGGCCGCAGTTTGCCGCTGATATTACAAAGTATCAGCGAGAGGGCAAGAATGCGCATGACGACGGCCCAGACGCACTCACAGGTATAGCAGAGAAAATCAATGCGCCGCAGGTTCGTAGCGGCAGAATTAACATCAATTAGAAAGGGGCAATATGGCAATAATTAATAATAATCCTCGATTAGAGGAGTATGAGCTACTGCATGACGCCTATTATGGTAGCGGTATGTTCGCTACTGGAATGGCGATTACGGAACACGCTCGAGAGAGTACGCAGTCAATCGCTTTTAGACGCAAGATAGCTTACTACTTAAATTACACAGGGCCTATTTTGAATGCCTCTGTAGATCCTATCTTCAAAGACGAAATCAAGCGAGAATACGGCAAATCTGTATTATTTGATGAGTTTATCAACGATGTAGACCGTCAAGGCACATCGTTACAGGAATTCATAGAACAGAATGCTAACGCAGCCAAGCTTTATGGCGTTATGTATATTGTAGTGGATAACGTGAGCGAGTTTGGCAACTCTTTGGCTGAAACATTGGCTAATAGGTCTATGCCTTACCTCACGGCTGTTGAGCCTAAGAACGTAGTGAATTATGAGTTTGACGACAACGGCAAGCTCAAATTATTTACTTATGCAACCTATTTGAAGAATGCGGACGGTACAATCAAAGCACGTTGCCATACATGGACGCCTACCGAATGGAAAATCACAGATGATGAGAACAAACTTATCGGCAAAGGTGAGCATAACATTGGACGCATTCCTGTGGTTCAATGGTTTGGCAGGGCGGCACGTAAGCGTGATATTCTTCCACCGCCAGAGTATTTGAGTATCGCTAAAACAAATGCTCATGTATATAACTTATGCTCTTTACTCTCTCAAATTCTATACAATCAAACATTTAGCATATTAACTATGCCAGTCGATAATAACGGCTTGCAAGACGTAACTATCGGTACTGATAACTTGCTCGCATATCCATTTGAGTCAAGCAAAGCGCCGAACTTTATCGCACCAGATAAAGGGCCAGCCGAGGTGCTTATGGCTCAAATTGATAAGCTTATCAATGAAATGTATCGCATGAGTGGCATTGATAGTGTAATCGGTGTACAGCAAGCGAAGAGCGGCGTTGCTAAACAATGGGATTTTGAACGTACTAATCAAAATCTCGCAGCCTTTGCGGTACGTTGTGAGAATGCAGAGTACGACATTATCGAGCTATATAAGCTATGGAGCGGCGATAACCTAGAGTATTTTTGCGAATATCCAAAAGATTTCAAGGTAAATGATGTTACTGAAAGCCTTACACAGGCACAACAGGCTAAAGACTTAGAATTTGAGTCCGACACATTCGACAATGAAATCTTAAAGAAAGTAATTGACGCTTACATGCCTAATTTGGAAAAGGAAACTAAAGACGCAATCGTTAAAGAGGCACAGACAGCGGCCGACACTAAAGCCCAAGACAAAACCTATAACGATGATGATCTAAACGGTGGCGATAATGACACAGACTAGCCAAACGCTTAACGAAATACTCGAGCAATTCGAGAGAATGGTGCGTGAATTAGTATCGCTTGGATATTCAGCCGATAAGGCCGTTCAAATCGCTTATAAGTCGTATCCTATTATGGAAATGTTAGAAAGCCCTCTGACGGCTGATATGGTTGAAAATTTCAATAAAGCCTATCATAGTGTGCTTACACCGCTCTCGGTGGCAGGACATAGGCCTTTTAATTACACGACTCAATCAATTAGTGAGGCTATGCAAGCGGCTTGGGCTAGCGACGGCTTAAATCTTTCTAAACGACTACATCGCAACGCCTATAAAGTGCAGCGTGAAACATCGGCAATTATCGCTCAGTCATTAAAACGTGGCAAGGGTATAAAAGCCCTTGCTCGTTCGATATTCGAGGGCTATGGCAAGGGTGGCATTATCGCTACCGATAAACTCCCCAAGCATATTGAACGACTTAGAGCATTAAAGCCGCCTCAATCGCTCAATGATGAGGAATTAGCTCGATTTAAGCGAGTAATTAGGCGAGCAGAGCGTAAGGTGCAGCAGAATACAACGCCTAGCCTACGAGCTGCCTATTCTGAGCTAATTCAAGCGGTAGATGAGGGCAACGCTATAGACCTTTCGAGGGCTGTTACTGTGGCCATACAAGAAAAGGCACGATACAACGCCGAGCGAATAGCTCGCACAGAAATGGCTAGGGCTTATGCTGACGGACAAATGAATAGATATATCAACGATGATGATGTAGTCGCCTTGAAATGGACATTATCCAGTAGACACCCTCGCTATGATATATGCGACTTTTACGCTAACGCCGATTTATATGGGCTAGGTAAAGGGGTATATCCTAAAGATAAATTTCCTACACTACCTGCTCACCCTCACTGCATGTGTAGAATATCGCCTGTATATGATTTTGAAGTAGATATTACAAAGGCAAAAGATAACACAGACGAGGGCGGCAAGCGATATATAGAGTCTATTTCTCGTGATCACAGAGAGAAATTACTCGGTATAAGCGGAAGTAAAGAGGTTAAAAGCGGTAAAGCTAACTGGAAAGACTACGCAAGGGGCTGGAATGGGGAAACATTCAAGCCTAGAAAACCAAAGAAAAACAAATAATTTAGACCTACAGGCCTATGCAAGTGAATGCATGGGCCTTTTATATTGCCACAAATTAGCAAGCGGCGAAATGTGGCGTAATTCATGACGAAAAGGAGAAAGACTCATGACTTTAGCAGAATTGTACGCAGCACTTGAAAAACTCGAGGGGGGCAAAGACCTCGTGGCAGGCTTTAAAGGCGAAATCTCTCGTATTAATGAGACGGCCAAAGCCGACCGTCTTAAATTCGAGAAACAGATTACCGATTTAACGACAGCTCGAGATGAGTTAAAAGGTAAGGTTGACGAATACGAGGCTCACAAAGGCGAAAAAAGCCCAGAAATCTTGGCTCTAGAGAAACAAATCAAAGGTCTTACAGATAAGTATGAGCAAGCAGAAAAAGCTCGCCAAGCAGAGATCGAGAAACGTACTAATTCCGAAATCAGCGCTCAAACAATCGCAGCGCTAACAAAAGCTAATTGTACAGACGCCGAAACATTCAGCAAGCTCATAGCTGGGCAGATTTCCGTACAACAAGACGGCTCTTATGGCTGGACAAAAGACGACGGCACAATCGGCACTATCGAGGAGTGTGCAACGGCATTTCTTGCTGACAAGCCTTATGCGGTTAAAACAGCGCAAAACGGCGGCAGCGGTGTAGGTGCAGGCAATGCGAATGACGGCAATAGTCAATTAGCTGAAATGTACAAAATCGCAGGTATTAAACCACCTAGCGAGGGTTAATTTTTAATGACGAAATGAGGTAATAATCAATGGCAATTAATACTTTGCAAATGGCTCAAAATTTCCAAACAGTACTAGACCAACAAATGTTAGTGGCTGCTACATCTGGCTTTATGGAGGCCAATGCTGGCGACGTTAAATACAACGGCGGCGATACTGTTAAAATTCCGACTCTTTCCGTTGACGGCTTGGCTAACTATGATCGTGATAACGGCTTTAATCGTGGTTCTGTATCTTTGAATTTCAAAGATTTCAAACTCACTCAAGACCGTGGCCGTAAATTCTCTCTTGACTCTATGGACGTTGACGAAACAAACTTCTTAGCTACAGCTACAAATGTTATGACTACGTTCCAGAAAGAGCAAGTTATTCCTGAAGTTGACGCATACCGCTACTCTAAAATCGCTGCATATGCTAAACAAGAAAGCCGTAAAACAGACGCTTTCACTCCAGATGATACTAACATCATCAAGCAGCTCAACAAAGAAATCATGGAAATTGAGGACTTAATCGGCGAAACTGGCGATTTAGTAATCGTAATGAGCGCACAAGTTCAAGGTATTTTGAATGAGGCTGTAGGCGTTAAGGGCATGCTCAATGTAGCTAACTTTACACAAGGCCAATACAATACTCGTGTTAGAACCTATAATGAAATTCCTATCATCGGAGTATCTAGCGCACGCTTAAAATCTCAATACATTTTCAATGACGGCAAAACTACAGGCCAAGAAAAAGGCGGCTTTAAAGCTGATACAGGTGCAAAGGCTATCAACTGGCTAATTATGAGCCGTAAAGCTCCTATCGCAGTATCCAAAACAGACAAAATGCGCATCTTTGATCCAACAATCAACCAACAAGCCGACGCATGGGCTATCGATTATAGAAAGTTCCATGACGTGTGGGTTCCTAAGAACCGCTTAGCGTCCTTGTGGGTAAACTTTGGCGCTTAATTAGGGGGTAACTATGGGTAAATACAGAGTAATTCGTATGAATGAGGTTCGATACACGGACGATGAAAGCACTCTCGAGCTATGGCTTGATGAAGGCTTTGTATTAGAGCCAGAATTTGAACCAGAAACAGAGCCGACAGACGGCGAGGGCAAAAATGCTACAAAGTCCAGTAAGAAATAATCATGAACGCTAGAGATGTGTTTGAAAAACGCCTACGACAAGCTATAAGAGCCAGCGCTCGAGAGGTACAGGAAGAGGCACAACGCACTCACCGCTTTACCTCTCGGAGCGGTCAGCTCGAAAGAGCTATAGACGTGCGCATGATTGGCGACAAAACAGCAGAGGTATATATCGACAGTGATCTAGCTCCTTATGGGCCTTTCGTTCATGAGGGCACGAAAGCACACTATATATTCCCTCGAGAAAAGCAATCGTTGCGCTGGGTTCCAAGTGGTGGCAATGGCTTTGTCTTTGCTAAACGTGTATTTCATAGAGGTACACAGCCTGACCAATTCTTATATGAGGCTCTCGACAATAGCCGTGAGGCTGTTCATGATATATTCTCGAAAGCCGTCAATGTATCGCTTGGCGATATTGCTCGAGATATTGAGCTAGGCGCTAAGCGAACAGAACTACACATCAAACTGTAAGGGGTTACATACATGTTATACAACTTTCAAGATATGGCATTCGATGATGAGCTACTAGGCCCTAATGTGCTTGAAACAACTTTAAGGAAAGCCGAGAGCTGGCTGTATGTATTAGCTAAACGGCTAGGCGTGCAAGAGGGCGATGTCATTCGCTCTTTTGTTGCAGATGAACTCGTAACGCTCTATTGCTACCGAGAAACCTGTTCTAATAAAGCCGCCTCTTTAACTGGGCAATACAGCAGAAACGGCCAAGATGATGATTTCTACTCTAAGAAATTGAAATATATCAATGATAGAATTTCGGTTTTAGAGGCTCAAATCACAGCGGAACAGCTCACAGGGCGACCAGATAAGTATGTAGGGTATAGAAGTATACCTCTATATCGAGGTGGCTAATATGTGGCTCGAATTATTGAATAAAATTAAATACGCAATCGAGAAAGCTGGGTTTGACGGACAAGTCAAGCTCGGCTTTTTAAATCCTCAAAATGCTGGTGTTGATACGCTCGGAATGGTAATGCTAGGACGAGGCGAGGCAACGCCTGCCGATGAGAATGTGCACAATATGCTCAAACAAGAGTTTTATATCGAGTGCTGGACTAAATCAGATAGTCATGAGTTCGATGTAGCTTATGAGCAGATTGCAGCTCTTGAAAGCAAGATAGAGAAAATCTTAATCGAGTTTAGAGAGCAATGCGGCGCACTTAATGGGGAATATTGCGTATTGCAAGAAAGCGGCTATCAAATTATTGATATTCGCTGCACAAATAAAACAGACGATCACAACAGCATGAGGCCGTTTATCGGTACGCAATACCGATTTGAGGCTAAAATGTACGATTTAAAAGAAAATCTAAATACTAAAGGGGGTATTTATTAATGGCAGAAACATTATACAAACCAGCGGCCGTGGATATGCCTACAGCAGGCAAAAACTACCTATTATATTTGAATGTAGGTACAAACGAAAAAACAGGCGCTAAATGGCTATTGTTAGGCGGTCAACGCTCTGGCGACTTATCTCGTAAAGCTGACTCTATCGACGCCTCTCATAAGGGCTCTGGCGGCTGGAAATCTACAATCGCAGGCCTTAAAGAGTGGAGCTTTGCGATTGAAACACTCTTAATGCCTAAAGAGGAAAGCTTGAAACTCTTAGAAAAAGCATTCTTGGACGGCGACAATGTACACATCAAATTTGAGTATCCAGATAAAACATTCTTCACTGGTATTGCAAGCGTTACAGAACTTTCTATCTCTACACCGCATGACGGCGTGGCTACTTATAAAGGCTCTTTGAACGGCGTAGGCCCATTATCTGAGTTGCAACCAGCACCAACATTATAAGGCTGATAGGTAGCCTTATATACCTGTACTATCCTAAATTAGCGCTAAAATAGGGAGTTTTAATTATGAAAAAAGTGAATTGTGATTTTTTTAAAAATGGCGAATATCTAATGTTCAATATGCAGCGCCTCATGGAGTTTGAGGCTGCTGTAGGGAAACCGATTGGGGAACTCTTACAAATGAGCATTTGGCCAATCAATAGCATAATCACAGGCTATGTAATCGGCATGAAACAGCATAAACGCAACGCACAACAATATTATGAATTGTTTGACGAGCTACTTTCTGATGAAACCAAAGACATGAGCCTATTATCATTACAAGCACCACTCATGCAAGCGATCATTGCAAGCGGTGCTTTGGGTTCTAAAATGTACTATCAAATGTACCCAAACGAGCTCACGCCAGATGATAAGGTAGCTATCGAAAACGAGGCCGAACAATCAAAAAACTAGAGGGGGGCCAAGTTGCCCCCTCTTTTTCTTTATGGGTACGAAACGCCGAAGATATTGCGTATAGCGTGTTGGAGCTGAAACCGTGGGAATTTATGCGATTGCAGCCTATGGAATACAGAAAGCTAGTCAGAGGGTATGAACGTAGGCAAAAACTACAGGATACAAACCGAGCTTTCTGGGTGGCTAATATCATGAATACGCAGCTAGCCGAGCCAATCGAACCTAAGAAATTTATTGACATTCTATATCCGCCAACAGCAGCCGAAAAGCGGCAAGCAGAGGCGGACTTTATCCGTGAATTTAGAGAGGCAGGGGGTGAGATATAGAAAATGGCAGATAGCAATATTAATGTTCGCATAAGCGCTGACAGTTCAGAGGCTACGGCGGCCGTCAATAAGGTGGCTAATACGATAAGCTCTGAGCTACCTAAAAGTGTGGCAGAGGCGAGCAATAAAGTAGCTAAAGAGGCGGCTGGTATTCGTGCAGAGATAAAATCTATCGTATCTCAAATGAATAAGGGCTTGCAATTCGCTGGCGCTGTTACTGGTATAGGGTTAGTAGCTGACAAAATCAAAGATGTAGCAGTTGCTGCTACACAAACAGCCGATGAATTGACGAGCATTCGATCTCGTATCAACTTAATCAATGACGGCTCACAAACTACAGCCGAGATCATGGACAAAATATATGGCGCAGCCAATCGCTCGAGAGGTAGCTATATCGACATGGCCGACAGTGTGGCAAAGCTCAATATGCTGGCAAAAGACGCTTTCAGCTCGAATGATGAGGCAATCGCCTTTGTGGAACAGTTGAATAAGCAATTTAAAATCTCTGGCGCTAGTGTGCAAGAGGCAAGTGCTGCTATGTACCAACTTACCCAAGCAATGGCTGCAGGTAAGTTACAAGGCGACGAATTCCGTTCTATTATGGAGAATGCGCCGCTCTTAGCTCAATCTATTGCCAATGAAATGGGGTTATCCGTTGGCCAATTAAAAGAAATGAGTTCGCAAGGCCTCATTACAGCCGACATCATTAAGAATGCACTGCTAGGCAGCGCAGAGGAAACAAACGAGAAATTCTCCGAAATTCCTATGACATTCGCCGAGGTAGGACAATCTATTCAAAACCAATTAATACAAGCCTTTCAGCCTGTACTTGAACAGATTTCATCTATTCCACAAAGTGGCGAATTCCAAGCGTTAAGTGAGGGCGTAGGCGTAGCAATCAGAGGCATGGCAGTAGCAGCGCAAGGCTCTATAGGCTTAATTAGCACAGCTTTTGCAGGCTTACGAATAGCAATATCCACTATCTCGCAGACAGTTCGCAGCTTTGGCTCTTTGTTTATTACGACTATGCCGAGAATGTCGGCAGCCATATTGGCCGTGGTGGTAGCATTTACCACTTATAGGGCAGCTGTTGCCTTATGTAATGCTCAAACGGCAGCCCTTACCGTTAAAGTTGTGGCGTATAGAGTGGCAGAGGTAGCCTCGGCTACAGCCACGAAAGTACATGCGGCGGCTATGGTGGTATTAAGAGCTGCAATGGCAGGAACAGCGACAGTATCGGCGCTATTAACGGCTGTACTGGCTGGCGTAAGAGGCGCTTATATTGCTGTTCGTAGCGGTGCATTAGCAGCAGCAGCGGCGCAGAGGGTTGTTAATCTCGTAATGAAAGCCAACCCTGTAGGGTTATTAATCTCTGTACTTGTAACATTGGTTACAGTATTTGCTACAGCGGCTGCCGCTGGCAATGGGTTTGGTAGTGCTTTAAGCTCGGTATTCTCGACAATTGTTCATACTGCAGTTTGGGGCGTTAATAAGATTATTGAGGCTTTGAACTGGCTTATTGCTAAACTCAACAGCGTAGGCGATAAAGTGGCCAAATTCTTTGGCGGTACGTTCACCGCTATTGCACAAGTTGACACTATCAGCGCCGATACAGCGCAGGACATTGTAAATACTGCTGGCGATATGGCCTCGCAAGTATTTAACGGCTTATCTGGCGGCGGTGATACTGGTCTCGATGTTGGCGGTGGTGGCGGTGGAGATTACGACACTAGCGGCGGCAAAGGTAAAAAAGGCAAAGGTGGCAGCGGAAAAGGCAGCAAAGGTAAAGACCTCGAAAAAGAGGCAAAACAGGTGCATGAGAAAATCTTGCAATCGTACCTTGAAATGCTCGGCAATAAGCAAGAACTACTCGAGTTAGAGTACAAGAAAGAACTTGACGAGCTCGAGAAATCAAAGGCAGCCAACGCTAACTATCAGCAAGACCTTGAACTATTAAACGCCGTATATGCCGAGAAACGCATTAAAGCCAAACAAGAAGAAATGGCGAAAATGCGAGAAATCGAGAATAACATTCGTGATATGCGTAAAGATCTCGAGTTAAGCCTAGCCGTTAAAGATAGCACAGGGGCGGCCTCGCCTATGGTGCAATTCACAAAAGAATACACCGACGCAATAGACGCTATCGGCGACAAATGGGATAAGTACAGCGATGATTTTGTTCAAATGGACAAAATGCAGCAACAGCATTTCATTGACACACTGAAAGAGCGAGGCATTCTGTTTGAAATGACAGAGGATGGCCGAGTTGACTTTGAAAAGCAAAAGACTGAGGAGTTGCTTGCTGTTCATCGAGATTATAGCGATAAATACCTAGAGTTACAGCGCACAATGGCTGAGGAGAAATGGAATATTGACGAGGCTATGCGAACACAGGACTTTGAGGCGTTGCAATCAGCTCTTGACGCTGAATATGTGGCTACACAACAAAGCTATGAGCTCAGAAAAGAGCTACTCAATGAATACCAACAAGCCGTAATGGATAGCCACTGGAACGGCCAAAGCGCTATATGGGAAAGTGCGAGTGCTGGTATTGATAAGTTGCAAGAGGGCATATCTGGACTCTTACAAGGCACAATGTCAATTACACAAGCCTTTCAAAATATGGGTAAGGCTATTTTAAAAACCATATCCGATAGCGTGGCTCAATGGATCGCAGCGCAAGTAAAGCAAGCTGTACTCGGTAAAATGCTACAATCGCAACAAACAGCGGCAAGCGTAGCAGCAGCACAAGCCCAATTACCTGCTTGGAGCTCTCTTGCTCAACAGGTAAGTATGGCAACATTCGGCGCTAGTGCAGCGGCAGGCTTAGCGGCTTGGAGTAGCAGCACAGCGGCAGGAACGGCAGCAAGTGCAGCACTGGGAGCAGTTGGCAGCTTTGGCGGTAGCTTTGGGGCTGCGTTTAGCGCTAAGAGCATGCCAGCACTCGCAGAGGGTGGCCTTGCATATGGCACCACAATAGCCCAAATCGGCGAGGGTAAGTATCAAGAGGCTGTATTGCCTTTATCTGATACAGTATTCGACCGATTAGGCGAGGGCATTAATCGCTCTAATGGTGGTATGGGTGCAGGCGGTGGCATTACGCTCAACGTAAGCGCTATAGACGCCGAGAGCTTTGGATCGTTCCTCGAAACTAGAGGCGGCCAAGCATTAAGACAATTTTTAGTTAATCAAGACCGTGAGTTTGTTGGCACGGCTGGGACGTGGTAGTTATGGCTGAATACTTAAAATTTCCTAGTATTATCTCGCTGGCGTGGAAATCACAAAAGGCGCAGAAATGGGATACAAAGACCAAGACCTCTGGCTCTGGTAAGGTTCGCACCATGACTAACTGGAAATATCCACAATATACTATCTCGACAGAGTTCGAGGTGCTGACACCAGCACAGTATAAAGAGTTAATGGGTTTTTACTCTAAAACTCGAGGGGGTACAATTCCATTTCTTTGGTTAGATCCAGAGGATAACGCCGAGAAAGGCATTCAACTCGGTACTGGTGCTATGGGTTCATGGCAAGCCGTGCGAAAGTTCGGCGATTTCCTAGAGCCTGTATATCACGTTGAAAACCTTAAATTATACGCTGACGGCTCACCTATTCGAGCTGTTAGCGATAAAGGCGTGATTAAATTGGCAGCAGGGCAGACAGTAGCACCGAATGCCGTAATTACAGCCGACTATACCTATTATTGGTTGGTAAGGTTTAGCGGTGATATGACAGCCGAGTATATTTTCACAAACATATATAAAACAAAATCATTCAAGTTAGTTACTACTCGATAGGGGGCGCAGTTATGAAAGAGATAAACGAGGTACTACGACAGCACCTAAACAATGATAAACATTTCATGAGCTGCGACCTTTACGAGTTGCGCTTGCGTAGTGGTGTATCTTACTACTGGGCTGACGCAGACGCCGACGTATCATACAACGGCCAAATATATAAAAGCGACGGCCCTATTATTGTAAGGGATAAGATAACCACTAATAGCACTGTGAGCGTTGATAAAATGACGATTAGCATATCCACGAATGAGCAAGACAAAATAGGCGGCGTACCTATTATGGCTGTAGCTCACAATGGAGGTTTTGACGGCGCTCAAATGACGCTCAAAAGAGCCTTTTTTGATGATAACTATACAATTATCGACGCTGTAGGGTTATTTACTGGTCTATGCGAGGTTAGCCAAGGCGGCGGCCTTACCTTAAAGCTCAATGTTAAATCAATCGTGCAAAAGCTCAATATTGAATACCCAAATAGACGGTATTATCCACAATGCCCTTTTAGCGTGTATTCAAAAGAGTGTGGTGTTGATATAACCAAGTTCAGAAAGAGTGGTAAGGTTACAGCTTTAGGCTCTGGCCCTAATTCCGTAAGAATTGATATACCATTCACGAATGGCTATTACACGGCTGGCGGTATTGATTGGATCACTGGCCCATTGGCAGGGCAATCTACACAGATATTACAAAGCGTTGACGGCGTAATTCTGTATATGAGCGCTCTTGAAGTAAGCCCAAGAGTTGGCGACCAATTCTATATATATGCTGGCTGCAATAAAACGCCTAGTGAATGCAAAAATAAATTCAATAACTGGAATAGGAACAGGGCAACGCCTTATGTACCACTAAAGGAGAGCATACGATGAATACTTTAACGACTGGCGAAAGGATAGCTAATGCTGCGATTGAGTGGCTAGGCACCCCTTACGCCAATAATTCAATGGTAAAAGGCGCTGGCGTCGATTGCTCTTATCTGTTAGTGGCTGCGGTGGTTGATAGCGACCTCATGAAAGCCGATAGACTACAGATAGAAAATTACTCGAATGAGTGGCATTTGCACCATTCAGAAGAGAAATATCTTAAATACGTGCAACAAGTCGCCGATGAAGTGAAAGAGGGCTCTCCGCTTGAAATTGGCGATTTTTTACTATATCAATATGGCCGATGTATTTCGCACGGCGCTATATATATTGGTAAAGGGCTTGTAATTCATGCTTTCGTTGATTATGGCGTGATTATATCTAAACTTGATGATGTGATTTTTTATGATAAGAAAGGCCGCTCACGTTTGAGGGCTGTGTATAGATTTAGAGAGGAGCGTGAATAATGGGCTTTTTATTTAGAGGCAAAAGTACAACTAGCCGAGCCGATATGATCGCAGATTTTCAAATCAATACAGCCTCATATGGCGAGGTAGTTCCAGAGATATTGGGTACTACTCGAGTAAGCGGTAACATTATAGATTATGAAGATTTCACGGCTCATGAGCATAAAACCACTACCAGAACTGGTAAAGGTGGCGGCTCAAAGCATACAAATATTACCTATACCTATACAGTAGCCGCAGCTATTGCTCTATGTGAGGGGCCTATCGCTGGTATTGGCAAGGTATGGCGTGATAAAGAAATATATCAATATCCTAACGAAAAAATCGAGCTAACCTTATTTAATGGTGAGGCTGCTCAAACGCCGTGGCCGTATATGCTCTCTAAACACCCAGAGAAAGCGCTACCATATAGCGGATTGGCTTATATGGCTGGTGTGGTTGATTTGGGCGAGCGTGGCAGCTTACCGCAATATAATTTTGAGGTATACGGCAAGCTCAGAGATACAGGCGACGGCGTGGACGTCAACCCAGCGGACTATATCGAGCATGTGCTGCAATCAGTTGGGGCAGATGTGCAAATTGAGGGCATTGAAAACTTTAGAGCATACTGCAAGGCGGCTGATATATTAATCAGTACACCGCCAGAGCAAAAGAGCGCTAAGGCTCAAAGCATTATCAACGATATAGCCGAGATCACAAATAGCCTTGTATTCTGGAGTACTGACAGGCTTAAAATCGTACCTTTGGCAGATAAGCCAATAGGTACATGGACGCCAGCGAACCAAATTCAATATGATTTAACGGCAGATGATTTTATTGCAGGCTCAGACGGCCAGCTTATTTTATATAAGCGCAAAGATACGAGTGAGGCTTACAATGAGGCAACAGTTGAGTTTATCAATCGTGCCAATGGCTACGAGAAAGAAACAGTATCCTTTGAGGTGGTCGCCGATGTACAACGCAACGGCTTAAAACCAGCCTCTAAAAAGACTGCTCACTACCTATATACAAAGGCTAGGGCTCAATACTACGCTGAACAGCTAGCTATGAAACGCTTATACGCTAAAACTCAATACACATTTAGGCTTGATTGGGCGTTTTGTACTCTCGAGGTAGGCGATTTAGTAACGCTTACCGATGAGGCCTGTCAGTTAAATAGGCAGATTGTAGTTATTACAGCGGTAAACGAGGCAGCCGACGGACAACTTGAATTTACAGCAGAGGGCAAGCCTGCTGGTACTTATGCGCCAGCTCGTTATGATGTGCATGAAAACGAGCGGCCTTTCATTGATTACAACCAAGCAGCGCCGAGCGTCAACGATGTGGCAATCTTCCAAACTGTTGGCGATGTAGGCGGCAACCAAGTATTTATAGGCGTCAATGCGCCAGCTGGTTGGGGTGGTTGCTCTGTATGGATTTCAGATAACGGCGAGAATTATAGCCGTATAGGCTCGATTACGCAACAAGCACGAATGGGCCGCACTCGGTTAGCATTCAACGAAACAGCGAACGCCTGCGAGGTTACTCTTAATCAAGGCGTACTCAAAGGCGGCACACATATAGACGCCGAGCGAGCGAATACGCTTTGTTGGGTAAATGGTGAGGCTCTAAGCTATGAGGGCGCTAATATGGGGCCTAATAATCAATTTTCATTGACTGGCCTCGTGCGTGGCCAATACGGCACTAATGCAATCAGTCATAACGCTGGCGAGCGGTTTGTACGTGTAGATGAGGCTTTATTTAGATACCCTTATCGTAAAGAGGATATAGGGAAAACAATATATCTCAAATTTACCTCAATGAACCTATTCGGCAGCAACGAGCAAGGGCTCGACGAGGTGCAGGCTTATCAATACACCTTGACGCCATACTTTATTCCAGAGGTTACAGACCTCACGCTATATACTAAATACTACGAGATCACTAATAGGGTTAATTCATTCGATGTGGTGGCAGAGTTCAATGTGCCGCCAATTAACAGCCTTGATACTGTGGAAATCTGGTATAGAGAGCCTAGCGGTCAATGGAAATATGGCGGCGCAGGTGAGGGGCAAGTCATTATAAGTGGCTGTGAATTAGGCCATACATACGAGATTAAAGCCGTTGTAAAAGATACGCACGGAAACACCTCGCAGGGCGTATCTAAGAGTATTACTGTAGAGCTAAAGAGTGAAATTCCGAATAAGCCTCTCGGCTTTTCTATTTCATTCGGCGATATGGCGCATTTCAACTGGTTAGAGGTTAGAAATGCCGATGTAGATTATTACGAGTTAAGGCTTGATTTACGAGTTGGCCAAAATGACGGCTTAATTGGCCGTAGTAATAACACCACATACAGCGGAACGCTACAAAATCGGACTGGTAAAGTCTACTTGTACGCACATAACCCAGCCAAAGGCTACGGCGCACCTGCTGAATTAACCTATAACGTGCCACAGCCTAAACAGCCAACTAATGTAAAAGCAACAGGCAATATCAACGGCATAGGCGTTACATTCGAGGCTATTCCTGCGAACTGTAAGGGCGCTAATGTATATGTAGATAGTAAAGTATATTTCACCACTACAAACGCTCTCACAATTCCTTTAGAGGCTGGTGTATACAACGTAAAAGTGGCTTACGTTGATATATTCGGCGAGGGCCCTGCTACAGAGGCCGTGAGCGTGGCGGTTAAAGCTAAAATCGATAAAGATCTACTCGATATGGAAAGCCTCGGCATATCTAATATGGATAAGGCTATTAATGATCTAAAAGGCGAAGTCGGCACAGTCAAGACTAGTGTTAATGGTTTTGAAAACAAGCTCATCGACCAAGCAAGTGCATTCCAGCGCTCTTTGAGTGATTTAAACAGTAATGTAAACTCACAAATCACTCAAATATCCAACGGCATAGAGCTCAAAGTAACAAATGCACTCGGAAAGCTCGACGGCAAAGAGCTTATAAGCCGCATTAACTTAACACCAGCAGGCACACGCATTGACGGCAAGTTATTGCACGTTACTGGGCAAGCATTATTTGATGATAATATCATCACAAATAAAATGCTACAGGCCGACAGCGTGAATGCAAGAAACATAAAAGTTGATAACCTAGCAGCTATATCAATTAATACAGGCGACCTAACAGGCGGTTCTATTACAGGTGGTACGTTCAAAAATAGTACTGGCACATTCGAGATAGATCGCAACGGCAATATTAAGGGTGCTAACATCACAGGCTCACGCATTGACGCTAATTCGATATATCAATCTGGCTATAATATTAAGAATATCGATGTGCAGGTGTATAAGGTGCGGCATGGTGATTGGTGCCCTATTCCTAATGGGTTCACAGAGGCGCAATGTACTTTTGTGCCAGTAGGATATATACAGACTGAAAGTTATTGTAATTCCAGCAATAGTGGTAGGCCTTATATTCCACAACCAACAGATGATGGGCTAGGAAAAGCTAGTGAACGTATTACTTTTGATAAATTCAACCAACAAAAAGCTCGCTGGGTTGGTAGTTGCGATATATATTTTAGAACTAACCGAACGCATAAGGTAAATATCGGCATTAAAGGCAAACGTAAGGCGATTGTTGAAAGCCGCTATTTAGATATGGCTACATCTGGTAGCGACGGCAGCGTGCAAGGATTTAAAGACGTGGAAACATATTCATATGGTGAATTATTTATATTAGTAATCGCCAAAGCATAAAGGGGGTGGCTTATGGTAAAACACGATTTCACGCTACACGCTGGACATGATTTTAATATCACTTATCAAGTGCCAGAGGGTAGCGACATGAACCTCGCAAGATATAAAGGCGTATGCAAGATACGAAAGAGGCCTAATGAGGCTGTAGTATTTGATCTAAATGCGACAATCGAAGAAAAGAGCATTACATTCTCACTCGCTGGCGATATATCAGCAGCAAAGCAACTACAGACTAAAGACTTTGTATATGACGCTTTCATTTACAACGATAGCGAACATATTAAGCTAGGCTATGGCAAAATTACATTTATTCAAGACATTTCAATGCACAATTAGGGGGTAATTATGGCAGATAACACGCTCACATTAAAATTTGATAACGAAACAGCGTTACCTATACTCGAGAAAATGGGGAAAGATATTATTATGCCTATCGTTGATGGCGCTGGTAAAAGTGCATACGCTATCGCAGTAGCACACGGATATACAGGAACAGAAAGTGAATGGCTTGAAAGTTTAAGAGGGCCTAAAGGTGATAAAGGCGATGAAGGCAGTGCGGAAAAGACGGCTCAAATATTAAAGAAAGATGGTGAATTTCTCAAAAGCTTAAAAGGTCCTAAAGGTGATGCAGGGGCCGCAGAAAAATCAGCTCAATTCTTAAAAGAACACAATATATGGCTCGAAGATACGAGCGTAGATACAGTAATTATGAAAGTTATCGAGCTTTCTGGTTGCTATAATAATTTTACGCCTAAATCTCTTAACTTTACCCAGCCAAAAGAGGGGGCTACTTATGTCGACTTCACAGGCGAGCCGCACTTCAAAATAGCTATCAATAATGGAGAAAAACGAGAATTTCAGTCCGACAATATGCGAGTGGCTATTGATGAAAGCATGAAAGGCAATGTAAGAGTTGACTACTACGATTTAATGGATCGCTTAGTTACAACTCACGTCATTGAATTGGTTACACCTACCGTGCAAGGGCCAGACCTTGGCGAATTTGTAAGAGATGTTCAGTTGAATTCATATTCAACAGATTACGAATTAAGCGGCATAGGGAAAGTATATGCCAAAGGCGTGCAATTAATCCCTACTAAATTCTCCGCTCCGTACGCTAGAGAACTATCTAGTTTATTGAGTGATATGGTAGGACAAGCTACAGCAAATACATTTGTTAATATTGTTGAGATCGATTTTACCAAAGTATCTAATATCGACAAAACAAAGGGTGTTATTCTTGATAATGTTAATTTAAATGACTTCAAAGCTAAAGAGATTATCACGTTAAAAGTCAATAAATCACAGGTTATGACACAGGGAGCTGGGCCATTCAGTCCAGATACTATCGGACAATCTGACACTATCACATTAAAAAACTCGAGCATTCGTCAGTATAAAATACAAATCAACAATTCGGAACTTGCCGAATTGAAAGCGGATAAAACATACACTTATAGCTTCTCTACTGACACAATCAATAAAGTTGATTGATTATTAATGATGTAAGGGGTATTTAATGCAAGAATTAACACATTTTATGAGCGAGGCGTGGCGAACTCTTACGGAGTCCTTTATACTTAAAGCTATATTGGCATTCGTTGCTGAAATAGCTATATATATGATTGGGTTGAAACACGTTCAAGTGCTAGGGATATTCATTTTGTTAGTATTCCTAGATTTACTAACAAAATGGGCGGCTATCGGCTATCAAATGTTGCTAGATTTAGGGGCTAGTCCAGAGAATATTAGTGGCTCTGATAAGTATATCGCTATTCCTGCCGCTTGGGGCAAGGGGTTAATATCCTCTAAGCATATGCGAAAGCCTTTTGTTACAAAGGTGCTCACTTATTGCCTAGCAACTGCTGCAGCATGGTGCTTTGATTTCATGGCTGGGAACTACGCTTTTGCTGTTAATCTAGTATGGCTGTATCTCGGCTCTGTTGAGTTTTTGAGCATTCTCGAGAATATGCGAGACGGTGGCAATAGCACGGTAACAGGGCTATTAGATATAGTCCATTCAAAAATTGATATGATTTTAAAAAAATAATTAAGTATTGGCTGCATTCGTACGGGGTGCAGCCTTTTATATTGGGGGTGTAATATATGAAAATTGGCGAATATTTCGACGATTACGAATTTGCTTGTCATTGTGAGCGTCATGAGGTTGATGAAAACGGACGCAATAAACTAGATCACATCATAGACAAGCGGCTTGTAGATGTATTAGACAGAATTCGTGAACGCTTGGGCGTTCCTGTTACTATCAATAGCGGCTACCGCTGCCCAGAGCACAACGAGGAAGTGGGCGGCGTTAAAAATTCTTATCATACACAAGGCGTAGCGGCTGACATTACTTATGACGGCATAGACGTAGATTATCTAGCACAAATTGCAGAGGAATGCGGTGCTGACGGCATAGGCAAGTATTATTATCAAGACTTCGTTCACGTAGACGTGCGAGGTTATGAGGCTCGTTGGAGTGATATGGACTAAATAGGGGGCTAGATATGTATGAGAAAATTAAAACATACCTCGAAACGCTTAAATCTAAGGTTACTATGCAGCGCCTTATTGTTGGTGCTATTTGTGTGCTGTTCCTCTATGGCATTAGCAGCCTCGCAAGCGGATATTTCACAGCCAGAGCCAACTATAACCGTGCCATTGAGCGATTGGAACAGACTCAAAGGGCACTTGATGACAGCCGACGCCTCAATCGAGAACTCAACAAACTCATTGAAACAAGCCGACAGCTTAACAATGACGCAGGCGACAGAATTAAAAGAATTGAGGATTATCAACAGCGAGAGGGCGAAAGCCTTAACCGAATTGAGGGAAATCAACGAGAAACAGGGGCAAGAGTTAGAGAAAGCCTCGAGCAAAATAACAGAGCAAGAGGAGAGATTAAATCAAGCCTCGAACTCATTAGACGAATTGAGGAACGAAATCAAGAACAATAGACGCACAGAGCAACGCCTCAGACGGCAACGTGATATATGGGCCGCTGGTGGTGTGATTGGTTTTCTAATTGGCGCAGCTGGCGCTATTCGATGAAATCGAGGTGATCCGATTATCTCCCTACTATGTGAGGGTGGACACATAGCTCTGTGTTGATTGGTGAATTAAATAGGCCTACTATATTAAATATATACATTTAATGTGGTAGGCCTTTATTTTTTTTGCAAAAATAGAAAAATTTTAAAAAAGCGCTTGCATTATCACTCAATGGGTGATATACTTAAATCAAGGTAAGGGATATAAACCCAGTTAGTATATAAGGAGATAGAAAAATGCAAGCAACTAAAACTTACAACGAATTAACAGAATTAGAATTGAAAAAATTAATTGTTCCAGCAGGTACTACAGCAGCCGACTACAAGAACTTTGTTGTACACTACAATAAGAAAGGCGAGCTTATCAGAGTAGCATTAGGCGAATTTAGCGAAACTAAAAGACAACAATTAAAAGATGAATGGAACAAGCCAGACGCTATGGACTATGCGCTTGTAAAAGCTGGTAAAACACAACCAAGACAAATGCAAGTATTCACAACAGAGGAAAGAAAGGCGATCCGTGATACATGGTTAAAGAAATAAATAAAATAAAAGAGGCCAGAGTAAAAGCTGGCCTCACACAAGCAAAAATGGCGGAAATTTTCAAAATACCAAAAAGGACTATTGAAAACTGGGAAACAGGCAGCAGAAAACCGCCAGAATGGGCCGAAATATTGGTGATAGATAAATTGAGAAATATAAGCGAGGATATTATGGACTTACTAATTAATAATAATGTTACAAAATGCATTATCGTTGACGAATTACCAAACAACAAAGGCAATATAAGCGAATATAAAGATATCACACGCAACGCCACAGATATAAAAGGGAACGAATATAAAGTAACGAAAGTTACATATACAAACGGAACGCATGAATACATGGCAGAACGCTTATATAATTTAAGCGACGATAAAGAATTTCAAGAGCTATCAAGCAAAATTAATGATTAAAGTAATAGGGTAGGCGGTAGAATTTATATAAAAGTGGTTCGCTTTATTGTAGGTATTGCCCACCATTATGTTGATATCTACCGTCCTTGAGATTTCAAGGGCGGTTATTTTT